CTGCGTAATACAATGTTGTACCCGTTAAAGCGGAAGATGTTCCAGCACCGCCAGAACGTGTACCTGCGGCAGCATATCCACCACCGCCGCCTTCGCCACCAACGCTACCGCCGTTATTACCTTGTGGTGGAATACCAGAACCAGCAGCGTTATTAAATACCGCACCACCGCCTGATCCACCAGTGTTACCTGTTAAACGTGCGCCACCACCACCGCCGCCACCGCCATAAGCAAGGAAACCAAGACCAGTTGTATTTGAACCGTTAGTATATGCGCCGCCGCCACCACCAATAACAAATGTATAAGTAACGCCCGGAGTAAGACTATATTGACCAGATATCGAGCTAGCTAAATAACCACCAGCACCGCCTCCAGCACCAACAAATACAAGAGGAGAATCAGTTGATGAACCGCCTCCTCCACCGCCACCAACTAATACATAATCAATGTTGTATACGCCTTCTCTAGATACATTAAACGTTACCCAGTTTGAGTTAGCATATCCTTCATATGCTTGTAACTCTGTGTTGTAACGAATAATTCCGTTAATCGGAGCATTGGTACGGGATGTTGTGTTCCCTGATGGCATATACCATTGCCCTGTAGCAGAATTACCAAACATATCACCACCGAGGGTAATAGTAGTTCCAACAGATAAACTTCCACCAACGGTTTCGTTACCTGTAACAGTTAAATCACCGTTAATATAATTAAATTGTGTAGCGCTATAAAAGTCCGTACCATCACAGAAAACTACTTCACTTGCAGCATTAGCAATAGAAATACCGTTTCCTGATGTTGTTTTAATAGTTACAGTGGCATTAGCTCTATTTCTAATAATGTAAACTTTTTGAGAAGGCGGAGCAATAACATTACACGGAGCGCCAAGTAGCCCATTAAAAATCAATACCGCGTTTCTGGCTTGATCTGGTAATCCGTTATAATCAGTAAGTGTTACATCTCCAGTAAGCGTAATTGGAAGTACCCCAGTAATTGCTTGTTCAAGCAAGGTTCCAAGGTTTGTATTCGTAGTTGTCCCCCAGACGCCGGCTTGTTCGCCGTTACCGATAAGTTCTAATTTGAGGGATGGTGAGTATGTTGACGGCATTTGATTTCCTTTACGCTGCTATAAGTTCCCATTCTGTTGTTTGAGAATTGCTAATTTGATTCCAGCTAGTGCTAAAATTATCGTTAATATCTGTCCAATTCGGGTCTTGGTCATTAGGTATCTGGCCCCAAACCAATACATTGCCAATTATACCCGTAGCTTGAACCCCTGTTAAGTAGATATTAGCATTGGCTTTAGTAGTTACCGTGCCTACATACCCTACTGCTTGAACCCCTGTAACACGGATATTTTGAGTTAATTTAACAGTTACTTGCCCAAGCTGTCCTACGCCCGTTACGCCCGTTAAATATACGTTTGCATTAGCCGCCGTAGAAACAGTACCTACATAGCCTACTGCCTGAACTCCTGTAGGGTATACATTTGCGCCCGCTTTGGAAACAACAGTACCAACTTGACCAACGCCTTGAACCCCAGTTACGTATACATTTGCCCCCGCAGTAGCTGAAGCAGTACCTAATTGAGTAACGCCTGTAACGCCTGTTAAATTAACTACCGCACTTGCGGTTGTGGATACAGTTCCTACTTTTCCTACAGCCTGAACACCAGTAACATTAACCCCAGTACCTTGTTGAGTTGTTACTGTGCCTAGTTGTCCTAAGCCTTTAACGCCCGTGAGGTTTACTACTGCACTTGCGGCTACGGTTAAGCTGCCAACCTGTCCTAAGCCTTGAACGCCTGTTACGAGTACGTTTGCACCAGCGGTTGCAGAAGCAGTACCTAGCTGAGTTACCCCCTGTACGCCAGTTAAAAATACTACGGCAGAACCTTGGGTAGTTACTGTTCCTGTTTGGCCTTGTGCTTGAACGCCCGCTAAAAGAACGCCAACTCCAGCAGCGGTTGTTACGGTACCTACTTGTCCTACGGCTTGAACGCCTGTTAGATAAACATTAGCGCCTGCTTGAGCAGTTACAGTACCTACCTGACCAACAGCTTGAACGCCCGTTAAATAAACATTTGCCGCGCCCGTAGCATTAGCAGTTCCTAAATACCCAACCGCCTGAACACCAGTTACATTAACGCTTACTGAAACAGCACCTGCGCCAGTATCAGCAAAGGGGGCCGAGGCGAATGGGTTAAATCCAAACATAGTTAAGCTGTGTAAGTGCCACTACCAGTAAACTTCATAATTGTGTCACTGCCAGATGTAGTAACAGTTGGGGTTCCTGTAGTTGTGCCAGTATAGGATGATGTTGGAACGCTAATAATAACTACACCAGAACCACCTGATCCACCAGTAGGCGCAACAGCAGCAGCCGTTCCACCGCCCCCACCGCCGCCAGTATTGGCAGAACCATTATTACCGTTGCCACCACCAGAAGCGCCACCATTTCCACCGCCCCCAGCGCCGCCAGTCCCAACAGTTCCAGTACTATAAATACCTCCACCACCACCGCCAGCATAGGTTACTGAAGAACCTGTAATAGAAGATGCGGAACCTGTTCCACCATTACCACCATTAGATGTTGTTCCATTACTACCAGCCGCTCCAGCGCCACCCCCACCACCGCCGCCGTATACACCGCCAGCATTAGTTCCAGTGCCGCCTGAATTTCCTTGACCAGACGTTGGTGATCCGGGAGCTGCTGAATTTCCTGATCCACCACCAGAACCGCCATCTAATCCAGTAGTATTACTTCCATATCCTGATCCACCGCCACCGCCGCCGATTGCAGTTCCAGCGCTAGTAAGAGAAGAATTTGTACCGCTAGAGCCTTGTGTTCCGGCTGTAGTTCCACCGGCAGCACCACCACCAACCGTAGCCGTATAAACTGTTCCGGGAGTAAATGTTACTGTTCCTGTAAGCAAACCGCCAGCACCACCGCCAGCAGATCCTGAATAATTAGATGGAGATCCGCCTCCACCTCCACCACCTGCCGCAATCAAATAAGATGCTGTATAAGTACCTTGTTTGATGGTGAGCCAAGCTCCTGCAACATATCCCTCAAGCGCATTTGTTGTCGTGTTGTAGCGCATCATCCCATTGACGCCGGTTGGTCTTTCGCCCGTTGTCCCCGAAGATACTTTTAATGCGCCAGTAGAGTTGCAGGTAATATTTTGGTTTGTACCAATAGTAATAGACGCAGTGTTAGCTGTTTGTAGCTGGAGAATGCCAGAAGTATCTACAGTCTGTGTTAATCCCGTATTGTTTGCATTAATAATTGTTGTCATGGTATGTTGCTCCAAGATCCACCTAAATAGGCTTCAAAAGTGCTATTACTTGTGTTATATCGAATCATTCCGTTTGCCCCAGTAGGTCTTTGACCGGTAGTCCCAGAAGGAAATGTAATTGCCCCAGTAGAAGTGCAATTAGCGTTTTGGTTTGCGTCTATACTTAATGCTGTAGTGCTGTTAGTTTGAAACGTAAGCGTGGCTGTGTTGTCACCAGAGCATATTAACGCTGTTGGCTGTGTAGGGGATCCGGCTGTAGCATTTATGGATGACATAGCTTAGAAAAAAGCAGTAACAATAACAACTCCAGCAAAACCATTGCCACCAACGAAACTTCCAGCCGCACCACCAGTTCCAGCCGCACCGATAGCATAAGAATAAGTAGCCGATGGAGAAGAAATAATTTTTTGACAGTAACCACCTGCGCCACCGCCACCAGCAGAATTCAAAGTAGCAACATTACCACCACCACCACCACCGCCTGAACCATATCCAGAAGCGTTTGAGCCAGCCGTATTTTGTTGACCCCCAGCAGCCGCACCACCAAAAACACTATTACCACCCATGCCTCCTGTTGGATTGCCTGTGTCTTTTGCGCCAGCTCCACCTGTTGAACCAGTAACATTTAAATCCCCACCAGTTGCTGTCCCGCCTGTTCCAGCATTGCCACCAATAGAAGCGCCCTGTTGCCCACCACCACCACCATTAGCGGTTAAAGTGCTAAATGTAGTATTTCCACCAGCAGTACCACTATTTGTAGCAGATGCACCGCCGCCACCGCCACCACCCACTAATTGAACAAACAAATATTTAGTATTTGTAGGCGTTGTATAAGTACCACTACCGCTTGTATATACGGTTACATTAGACGGATTATGGCTAATGATATTTGAAGTATCAGGAAAAGTTATTCCATTTGTCCCATCAATAATTACCGTCATAGTAAATCCTTAAGGAGCTGGAGGAGGCTCAATTTCTACCCAAGATAAAGTAGCTTCATCCCATACATACACACCGCCATCTGTTGGATAAGGTACTGGAGCTTCCCATAGGAATGTAGATGTGTTTAGAGTCCAGCTAGGGTATGGTTGCGGAGCATAAAACACGCCTTGTACATCATTAACTGTGTAGCTTGTGTCGTATACATAACCAATACCAGCATAGTTTGCACGATACGCTACGCCACCATCAGGTGTATGAGGGGCTGCAGGAGGACTTGGTGCGTAATGCACGTTTCCGTAAGTGTTGTAGCTAGTTTGAACCCAGAATCCGGGTTGTGTATCAACAAACGATTGGTCAGCAGAAATAACTTCCGTTACCGACATTGCTGAAGAATTTGCGGTTTGTACGCATTTTGCAAAATAAGTCATTTTTGTTTCCTTTAAGCTATATAAGTACCGCTAGATGTAAATGTTAATATTGTATTGTTGCCAGAGGTAGCTACAGTAGGTGATCCTGTTGTTACTCCTGAATAATTTGTTGTTAATACAGATAAGATAACAACTCCTGATCCACCAGATCCACCACTAGAGCCACCGCCACCACCGCCCCCACCAGTATTAATTGTTCCAGCAGTACCAGCAGCCAAAGCTATTCCACCTGCGCCACCACCACCAGAACCGCCAGTACCAGCAGTACCACCCGAATATGTGCCACCACCACCACCACCAGCATAAGTAACTGAAGAGCCTGTAATTGAAGATGCTGTTCCAGCGCCACCATTACCACCAGCAGAAGTTGTACCATTTGCACCTACAGCACTAGCACCGCCGCCACCGCCAGCGCCATAGTTTCCACCGCCAGTATAGTTTGAACCACCATTGTTACCTTGTCCTGAAGTACCAGCACCACCTGCGGCTGATGTACCACTTGCGCCACCGCCACCACCGCCAGATCCTCCAGCATTTCCTGCTGTAACATTACCACCACCTAAATCTCCGTGACCACCGCCACCGCCACCAACTGTAGTAATAATAGTTAAACCAGAACCAACAACACTTGAGTTACTTCCATTTGAACCGTTTATTGATCCTGTTCCTCCAGCACCACCAGCACCAATAGTAACAACATATGTTGTATTTTGAGAAAGATTAGTTGTGCCACTTAATAAACCACCCGCTCCACCACCGGCGCCACCACCGTTAGCGCTACCACTACCGCCACCACCAGCACCAGCAACAATCAAATAACTAGCTGAATAGCTTTTAGGTGTTAAATTAATCCAAGAACTTCCGTTATATGCTTCTAAACATCCTGTCGTTGTGTTGTAGCGAATTTCACCATTTGCAGGGCTTCCATTTCTTTGTGCGGTTGTTCCTGAAGGGGGAGCAAAACCGCCAGTAGAAGATGAGGAATTGATTAAACCACCAGTAGTCGTAAAGACTAGATTACCTGTTGTATCACCTGTAACGACAATAGCAGTTGTTGTAGTATTTCCCGAGCTAATTGTAGACATTTAAATAACCACCCATCTAGAACCGCTAGAAACTGTAACGGATACGTTATTTGCCGTAGTTATCGGGCCTACTGAAAAGCCGTTAGTACCTGCAGCAATCGTGTAATTAGCCGTAGCATTCGCTTGATTTACTATAATTGCTTGCCCGCTTCCGCCTAATGCAGAAGTTTCAGCCGGATAAGTAATAAATACGTCATGCGTAACGGCGGTAAAGTTTGTTAATGAGCCAGCATTACTAGAGGACAAAACTGTTGTACGGGCAAGCGATACGTTATTTAGATAATAAGTTCCAATACCTACTTCCCAGTTGCTTCCGCTTTGGTCGGCAATGGTGTAGTAAGTTGTACTATTATTAGCAACAACCGCAGAAAATAGCTGATACCCTGTAACTGCAACGTTAGCAAGAACAATAGTACCCGTACCAGCAGTATTACTGGTTTCTTTTACCCTATCTAATAAAACAAGAGCCATCTAAAGCTCCTGTTAAGCAATCCGGATAATAGCGTTTGTTGAGTCTGCAGTAGGGAAGATCACACTGAAGGTCCCGTTAGTAGCAGTCTTATCGCCACCAAAAGCCAACACAGCAACAGCAGTATTTGCAGTACTGTTATAAATCAACGCACCGTTAGCCGTGATATTTGCATTTGTCCATGAGCTATTTGCAAACGACATAAACGCTACGTTACCAGTACTTGTTGGGCTTGTACTAATCGTTAGCGTATTGCCGCCAGCGGTATAGTTTGAACCAGAACTAGATACTTCATTTAAAGTAGTATACGCTGCGGTTGCATTGCTTAAAGTTGCTGAACTAGTATACAAAGCTAATTTATATACAGGACTTGCACCTGATACTAAATTTTGTTGACCAGAAAGAATCTGGACTTTAAATGAATCTGCCATACCTTGAGTAATTGCCATTTTATGCTCCTAAAAATTTTGTTAATTTTACTACGGTTTTCATGGATTTACCTTAATTTTGGCTTGCCCATCTCTATAAGCATCACCTCTTTCAAGTCCAGTGCCTAAACGGTTCAATTGCTGCATTGCTTCGTTGTACCGTTGGATATACATATTTGTTAGGTCTGGCTCACCTTTCATGTAGGTTACGTACGCTTCTACCAAACTACCGTACAACAATGCGGGCGAGTAATTATCGCCAAGCCAAGAAGTTCCAGCAGTAACGATTGATTCTGGGTAGTAAAAATAGTGTAACTCTATACTATACACAGCGTCAGGGCTTGGTCCTAAAATAAAGGAAAGTTCATTTGGATCATTAAGTCTAGAACCAAATAGGGCATAGTACCTAGGGGTGCCTTTAGCATTAGGATCTGGGTATGCCTGTCTAATGAAATTAACGTCTTTATTAAGTAGGTATTCGTATGTCCCTAATGTGGGGTCAATAACCGCCATTGAATAGGTTGATAAATAGTCATTAGGACACCCTAAATATTGGGTAGAAGGCGAACAATTGCCCGTAACATTTCTTCGCAAAGAAGGTATCTGCACCGTATTATATATACGGGATTCTGCTTGCTGAATGAAAGTATTAATCTGCGTTGTATAGCTGACTGTGCTTCCATTAGCAAGATACGTATCCGGAAATATATTCTCCGTGTACGTCTGAATTTGCGAGAAAAGGGTGTTGTAATCCATTACGCCATCGGACCTCTAGACTTAATACCTTTAGTTGCAGCTCCGTAACCACGCATAGTAATGCCTTCGGTTTTTGGACCACGAGTCTTATTGCCAATACTTACGGTACGGGCTGGCATACCACCGGGAGTAGATTCTGCAGAACTCATGGTATTAGGGTCGGTCTTGTACTCAATATCGCCACTTTTTGGGTTGGTCATTGGCTGTTTATAGCTATCAATATCATTGCCGCCGCCTGTAGGATACTTAAATCCAGTATAAGCACTTGCGTCTTTGTTCTCTTTAGCGTTACCCAATGGGTATTTGCCCGCTGGAGTTGGTTTAACATTTTTAGCGGTAGCCATATTAACGACCTCTTCCTGAAGATTTTTGCAACATAGCACGAGCCA